ACCATATACGAGGCCGATTACGGTTTTTCCAGCACCCGTACCAAGCTTAAGTATGATGTCACGTTCTTCGCGTTGCCCATTCATGGTAGTGAGCGCTTCGATTTGTGCCACGCGCAGACTTTCGTGACTGGCTTTGCGATCAAGTTGGTCGAACGTCTCCAACAATCCGACCGGAACTGGGGTCTCAGCTTTTTTTCCAAGCGACGAAAAATCTAGGGTAAATGACATGGCGATTGAATTGATTAATTGGTTACGGGAGATCGCGTACTAACGAGGACGCAAGTAGTTTGCAGTTATTGCATGCAGAATTATTCTCAAACTGCGCAGGCTACACTTTCTTGAAAATAAATATACCTGTTAACTTTGACAGGTAGAGCCTTTCGCTGGTGAACGATTTCGCCCCTTTTTCCTTTCTGAAATTGGGGGCACGTCGTGACGCAACAATGGCCCCATGTCCATTTCCTCCGCAGTCTCGACCCTCTCCAGCGCGCTCTCCGCCATAGCCGCAAGCTCACCTCCCGCCAGCCAGAAAGCCGGGGCACGCCCGATCAGCTTCGTGATGGTCGACAAGACCCAGACCACAGTCGTGCCGGTCAAGGTCGCCATGATCATCCGCCCGGAGGAATTGACGCGCACCGACGTCTCGCGCCTGACCGTCCAGCAAACCCTGGGCGGCGCCTGGGCCGACGATTTCGGTGCGGGCCTGGCCACGATCAACATCAGCGGCCACACCGGCTGGCGCGGCAACACCACAGCCGATGGCATGGGCCAGTTCGCCATCCTGAAGAATCAGGTTTTCACAAGCTGGCACCAGCGCCGCAATACCGCTGTCAAGGCGGGAATCGACCCGCGCGGCGTCGAGCTGCGGTTCGTCGACGCGCTCGATTCGACGGTGGATGTGGTGGCTCCGCTGAATTTCACGCTACGCCGCTCCAAGTCGCGCCCGCTGCTCATGCAGTTTTCCATCTCCATGCTGGTGGTGTCGGAAGGCATCTACACTGCCCCGCCCGCTCCGCCATCGAACCCGCTGGCCAGCCTGCTGTCGTCGATCAATAAGCTCATCAATGCCGCCAAGAACGTCGTTCGCTTCGTCAATGGCATCGTGAACCAAGTGACGGCTTACATGCAGACCGCGACCGGCATTTTCCAGTCGGTCAGCAACTTGATCGCTTCGGCGCAGGCGATCCCGCAAAGCCTACTTGGCGCGGCCAAGGCGATGGCCTTGGCGGGAACGGTGATGTTTGCCACCATCGCCGCCGCAACCAGCAATTCGACCGTGCAGACGGCGGCATCGATGTCGACCGCATCGGACTTTTCCAACGTGTTTTGCCTGCTCAATAATGCGGTCAACCAGCAGCAAACCTACCCGGATTACACGCCGCTGTACGGCGCATCGAACTGCAGCTCGACCAACGGCGGCAGCCCGGTCAGTCCCTACGCCGATACCAATCCCTTTTATGCGGTCGTCGGCGCTCCGCAGAATGCGCCAGCGCCGGCTGCCGGTGCAGCGACCGCGCCGGTTATCGGAGCATCTACGGTGTCGCCTCCCTCGGTCACGATGACGCCCGCCGCGCAGCAGTCGCTGTCGCTGATCGCCCATTCCGACCCGGTGCTGGCCCCGATGTCCATCGCCAGCCTCGGTGCAGCCGCCGGCGTTATTGCCGCCGGAGTTTCCGTCAAGTGAGCACACCGTTCGACCGCCCGCTGTACGGCTACCGTTTTGTCTTGACGCGCCACGGCGACACCCTGCAACGGATCGCCGCGCGCGAGCTGGGCGACGCCGGCCGCTGGGCCGAGATCATCGTCTTGAACGGCATGGTCCATCCGTACCTGACCGACGACCCGGCTGCAGTGGTTTCCGGCGTCTTCCTGACTGGCGGCTACATCACGATTCCGGCCTCGTCGCCCGGCGCCCAGACGAACGACCCGAACGCCGTATTCGGACAAGACATCGCATTGACCGACGGCAAACTCACTTTTGTGGATGGCGATATCGCCGTGGTCAGCGGGCTGGCGAACCTGAACCAGGCGCTGAACAATGCCGTGGATACCGACCAGGGCGAGTTGCTCTATCACACCGGCTACGGCTGCCTGGTGCGCCAGATCATCGGCGGCAAGAACGACCCGACCGACGTTTTACTCGCTGCCGATTATGCCAAGACCACGGTATCGGCCGACCCGCGCATCGCCAGCGTCACTAGCGCCGTCGGCACGGCGGTCGGCAACGCCATTGCAGTGACGGTCGATGCAGTCACCGTCCAGGGTTCCACGTCCTCGACCGGCGTCACCTACTAAGGAATTGTTTGGCATTTCAGATCAAGAATTTCGTCTCGATCGTCGCCGCGATGATCAACCGGATGAAGGCGACACAAACGCAGCTGACCGATTTCAACGTCGGCGCGATCGGGCGCACGCTGGTCGAAGCGCCGGCAGCGGAAATCGACCAGCTCTATCAGCAAATGTTCAATGGGCTGCGCGAAGCGATCCCCGTCGCGGTGTACCAGTCGTTCTCGTTCCCGCCGCTGGCCGCTGCCGGTTCCACCGGAACCATTCAGGTGACCATCGCCGCATCCCAGAGTGCGACGCTGGTGTCGTCCGGGACGCTGTTCGCGTCGACCGTCACGGCGGTCACCTATGCTGTAACCGCCGATACAGTCATTCCGGCGGGTATTACGTCGATCAATGTTCCAGTTGCGGCGACGACAACCGGATCGGCGACCAACCTGGTGGTCGACGTGTCGTTCACTCTCACGCCGTCGCCGTCCGGTTTCGTCTCCGCCGTCAACCTCGCGCCGTTCGTCAACGGCCTGGATGCGGAAACCACTACCCAGCAGCAAGTCCGCTTTAATGCTTTCATCGCCTCGCTACCGCGCGGCACCATCCCCGCGCTGTATTACGGCATGAGCGTCGCCTCGGTGCTGGACGCCAACGGCAACGTGATCGAGCGTCCTGTATTTACGTCGGTGGTCGAGCCATATCTGACTGATTCAACTCAGCCGATCAGCCTGGTCAACTGCTATGTCCACAATGGGGTCGGTTCAACCTCTGCCGCCCTGGTGACGAACGTCACGTCCTCGCTCTACGGGTACTACACTTCCGCCGGCGTCGCGGTGCCCGGCTACAAGGCGGCCGGCGTCAAGCTGGTGGTCGCAGCGGCAACCGAGGTCGATATCAACGTGGCCGGGGTAATCACGGCGGCGACCGGCTATTCGACTGCCGACACAGAGGTCAACGGGGTCACGGTGCCGGGCTTGATCACGCTGGCGACAGCAGCGATCACTGCGTATCTGCAAAGCATCCCGATCGGCGGATCGGCGCTGGTCGCGGAGTTGTATGCGCTGGTCATGGGAATTGCCGGCATTGCCAACTACGTGCCTTCGCTACCTGCTGTGGAGAGTACAACGTCGACGACCGCGCAGAAAATCATGCCCGGCACGATCACCATAACCGGCCCCGCATGAAAATAACCCAACGCCTCGTCAACTACCTGCACCGGGTATTCGACAAGAACCCGGCCAGGTTCGTCGCATTGCGCATCGGCTGCGACGGAACCGGACTGACCTGGAAAATCCACGACGCCATCCTGACCGCCACCCCAGTCGGCGGCACAGCGTCATCGCTGTCGATCGATCTGAACGCGTACACGGTCACGGCGCTGGCTGCCTATATTGCCGCAGAAACCGGCTATTCAGTCCCTTACGTCGATACCTCGGCGCTGTCGGTGCTGAGTGCGCAAGTGCTGATGGATAGCACCGGCGACGTCTCCCAAACCAACGGCGACCATCTGTACGGCTATACCAGCGTGGTGTGGGCGTATATGGACGCGAACGCAGCGGAACTGGAAGAAGCCGGCACGCAAATCGGCAACATGCTGCAGCAGATGAACACGATTACCGCGAGCGGCTCGTGGCTCGATTTCCAAGGAGCCTACTACGGCGTGCCACGCAACGTCGGCGAGCAGGATGCGCAGTATGGACCGCGTATCATCGCCACCGTCATTCGCCCGCTGGGGAACAACGTCGCGATCGAATCGGCGCTGCGTGTGCTCAATGGCGGCCTCGCGGCGTCGGTCGTGGACTACGACGAGATCGTCAATGGCAGTTATGGGCTATTCGACGTCAGTTTCGCCGCCAGTCTGGCGATGCTGCAGGTCGACACCATTCTTGGCTGGCAGGGCGCGATCAACGCCATCATCGAAAGCATGCGCGACGCCGGGACGCATGTGCGCACCACCATGATCGAAGCGCCAATCGAGGCAACGCAAAGCCTCGGCGCGCTGGCGATCTGCGGCCAGACCGTCTGGATTTACCCGTCGTGACGCCAACATGGACGGATGACGACCTACTCAGCAACCTTGACCAAGGCTGGCGCAGCGCTCTATGCGGCGGCGCTCGCGTCGGGTGTTCCCATTGTCCTGAATCTCGCCGCAGTCGGCGACGGCGGCGGTAGCCCGGTTGCGACGCCGGACCCGACCAGGACGACCCTGGTTAATCAAGTCTACAGCGGCGCGATCACGTCGCTAACAGTCGACCCTGGCAATGCCAACCTGATGTGGGCCGAGTTGGCTATCCCTCCCGGTAGCGGCGGCTGGACGATCCGCGAGGTTGGCCTCTTCACCTCGACCGGCGTGTTGTTCGCCATTTCCAACTTTCCCGACACCTACAAGCCGGTGGCAACCGACGGCAGCACGACGGATCTGGCGATCAACTTCGGTTTGCTGGCGTCCAATACCGCGCAGATTACCATCACCATCGATCCCTCGGTGGTGCAGGCGACGCGCGCCTGGGTGCTTGCCACGATCACGCCCGCCTATCTGTTACCCGGCGGCACGCAATACCAGGTTCCACAAAAAAATTCCGCCACGCTTGGGGACATAAGCTGGCAAGACCCCAACCATCCTTGGGAATTCGCGGTAGCGACCACCGGCGGCGTGGTAGCAATTACCGTGCTGCAGGCGTACAACAAGCTGATCAAAGTCACGGGCGCACTAACCGAAGCGGTGACGCTGACCTTCCCGGCGGCGTTCGGCATGTGGTCGGTCATCAATGCAACGACCGGCGATTTCCCCGTCGAGGCGATCGCTGCCGGCGGCCTCGGCGTGCCTATCCTGCAAGGCTATGCCGATACCGTCTATTGCGACGGTGCCAACGTGTATTACGCGGCTTCGAGCGCGCTCACCAAGGCGCCGCTCGATAATTCGCTGGCGCAGGCGAGCACCGCCTATGTCGATGCCGCCGTCGGTGCTGCCACGCCTTTCCGGTATGTCGTGCCGATCTTGTCGGGGTATGGCCCGACTCCGGCGTTTAAGAGCCAGGTCGGCGACACGCCTGTCGCGCAATTCATCAAAGCGTATTCGATGGCGGTGTCCTGGTCGATGCCTGTGCTATCGACGCTCAATGTCGCCAAGCCGCTGAAGATGCGCATCCACTATACCGGCGACGTTGGCGCCGGCAATTTTTTCGTGCAGCTCGGCTATCAAGTGTTTGCCGGCGGCGCGCTGAGTTCGCCTTCCTATACAAACGAAACTGAGGCCGTGGCTGCGCCGGCGACGGCGGGCGATTCAACGAATTACTTGACAGCCGTGCTGGTCATCCCCGCGTCGACCTTGTCCGCTCAGGATCTGGTGAACTTCATATTGACGCGCCTTCCAACCAATGCAAGCGACACGAATACCGGAGATTTTCAGGTAATCAATATCACGATGGAGCAATAACGATGAGCATTTTAATCGGGAGCCAAAGCCCGCAGCAGCCTGCGGTGTTTTTTCCCTACTCCGTGATTTATACCATTGCGATTGCCGGTATTTATCGGATTTCCGCACAAGGGGCCGGCGGATCGGGAGGTGCAGCGTACAGCAGTTCCGCCGTAGCGCATGCGGCTGCGGGCGGTGGTGGCGGCGGTTTTACGGAAATTGATACGTTCCTTCCTGCGGGCACGGCAGTCACTATTTTGACGGGAGCGGGTGGAGTTGGGGTCGCGGCCACAAGCGGCACAGCGGTCACGGGCAATGCAGGCGGGACCACAACGGTGACTGCAACCGGCCTATCGTTGACGGCAACGGGCGGCGGCGGTGGTGGCGCAAACATCGTATCTGGCACACAGGCGATCGGCGGCGCGGGCGGCATCGGGTCCGGCGGTGCGAACAATCGAACAGGTGGCGCGGGCGGAAACGCCATCGCTATGGCCACAGGCACTGGCGTCGCGATGGCAGCGGCTGGCGGAGGCGCTGCTGCCACTCCATTGGGTACTGGCGGGGCCGGTGGCGCTGCCAGTATATCGATTGCCGGCGCAGCGAGTTATTCAGCATGCGCGGGCGGCGGCGGAGTGGCCGGATTTGCAGGCGGCGCTGCGACCAGCACCAGTGCCAGTTCTGCAAGCGGCGGCGGCGGTACCGGCGCAAGTGCTAGTGCAGCTACCAACACTGCATCGGCCGGTGGTGCATCCAGATTAGGCTCCACGACGATCAGTTACAGTGCTGATGGACTCACCCGGAATTCAAATAGCTTTGAGTCATTATTCGACCCTTGGAGGTCGTTTACTGGCGCTGGTGGCGAGGGCTTCACAAATGAGGGCGTGGCCGGCGGGATTGGCGGTGGCAGTGGAGCTGGGGGAACAGGATACACAGCAGTTTCTGGCGGAACCTGCGGCGGCGGGGCGGGCGCGGCATATTGCGTAAGCGGTTCCGGTGGAGGCAACGGCGGTCTTGGCGCGGGCGGCGGCGGTGTAGCAAATTCCGATGGTGGCGGTGCTGTCAGTGGAGCTGGTGGCAACGGCATGGTATCGATCGAGCGGATTGGCTGACAATGGCCCTGCATGATCTCGTCAAGGTAAGCACTGCCACGACCGGGACCGGCACGATCACGCTGGGCGCGGCTGTGTCGGGATTCCTGACGTTTGCTCTTGGCGGCGTGGCCAATGGAGAGACGGTTTCCTACGGCATCTTCGACCCGGTTTCGCTGGCGAGCGAGGCCGGCCACGGCGTCTATACGGCAAGCGGCACGACGTTGACGCGGGTGCCGCTCGCCTCGACAAATGGCGGCGCGGCGATCAACTTGAGCGGATCGGCAATCGTCGTTTTGACCGCGCTTGCCGAAGATATCGAGCCTGCTTGGGTAACGATAACAGCAGGAACCACCACCGCAGCAAACAGATCGCGCTTCATGTGCAATACAAGCACCGCAGCCGGCGGCGCTATCACCATTCTTCTCCCCGCCTCTCCACTGGCCGGCTGGCGGGTGGAATTCGCCGATTACCTGAGAACATTCGCAATAAACAACCTCACCGTTAACTGCAACGGAAACAATATCGAGGGTCTCGCGCAAAACATGACGGTATCGGTAAATGGTCGATACGGAAAGCTCACGTACATCGATTCGGTCGTAGGCTGGAAATTAACATCATGAGCAATTTAGAACAGTTCTTGGGCAGCCAGACGATTGTCCAGCCGGCGCAGATGATTGCGACATCGAAGACGATCACGGTTGCGGTTTCTGGCATCTATCGGATATCGGCATTGGGTGCAGCCGGTTCCGGCGGTGCGGCTTGCGGGAACAGCCTCTATGCGGCCAATGCTGGCGGTGGCGGTGGGGGCGGATTTGCCGAAACGGATATTTATCTCCCCGCCTCGACGGTTGTCACGGCATCGATTGGGGCGCGTGGCGCAGGCGTCACGGCGACGATCGGCACAGCGGTCGCAGGCAATGCAGGCGGGACCACGACGGTGACTGCGACCGGCCTGTCGTTGACCGCAACGGGCGGCGGCGGTGGCGGCGCAAATATTGTAGCCGGCACGGCGGCAACGGGTGGTGCGGGCGGCGTCGGGTCGGGCGGCACGAACAATACAACGGGAGGCGCGGGCGGTTCTGCGACCGCATCCAACACGACCAGCGGTTGCGCTGGCGGCGGCGGTGCGGCTGGGTGCGGCCTCGGCAACGGCGGTAACGGCGGCGCGGCGACAGTGGTAGCGGGTGCGGCGACCTGCATGGCCGCTGGCGGAGGCGGTGGGATCAACGGTAACGCAGGCGGTTCAGCCAGTGTTACCGGCGCCACCGCAAGTTTGAATGTAGGCGGGGGCGGTGGCGGCACGGGCGGGCTTGGCGGGGCGGGGGTAGCGACCACGGTGGCAGTGAGCGGATCGGCGGGAGTGAATGCGCTAGGGCTGACTTCGACGGCCTGTGCTGATGGCACTACGCGTATCGGATCGCTCGAAACCTTTTTTGATCCGTGGCGGTGCTTGACGGGCGGTGGATCTGTTGGGTC